CTTAACTATAGCTATACGTAAAATTACAGCTTTACTGTCATATCAGTTTAAGTTCAAACTAAAACCAACCAATAATGGCCAAATTTAGATGTGAAAAATGTAAGTGTGAAAAAAATATTTTGAAACAAACTTTAGTTTTTAAAAAAGAAAAATTTATTGTAAAAGAAGCTCTTTGTAAATGTGGAAAATACATGAAAGATACTACTAAATATAATGGGTTTGGAACAAGTTTCAAAGCTGAAAATGATAAGAATGGGTAAGGGAAGAAAGAAAACACCAACAAAAATAAAGGAGATGCAAGGAACTCTTGAGAAAAGTCGCACCATTGAAAATGAAATGGTAGTAGATCAAGTTTCTCAATTGCCAGAAGTTCCTGAATGGTTATCTGAAATTGGAAAGAAAGAATTTAAAAAAGTTACAACTCAACTTTTTAATTTGGAAATGTTATACTCCGTTGATTTAAAATTAGTAGAGGCTTATGCAAATGAGATAAGTTTATATTTGGAATGTGAAATGAAGCTCAGAAAAGAAAACAGAATAGATGAGTTTCAATCATCAGAGGGAATAGTTTTAAGACGTCAAGCATCTCCTTTAGTTAAAATGAAAAATGACGCATTAAATAATAGTCTTAAATTGGCCGCCCAGTTCGGACTTACTCCAGTTGCTAGAGCGTCAATTGCTGCTCCAGTTACTACTAACAATACTCAGATAAATAATTATTTTGACTAAGTTTTATTTTGACAAAGACGCTGCTTCAAAGGCAATAGGATTTATTGAAACTTTTTGTACTCATACAAAAGGAGAGTTAGCTGGGAAGCCTTTACTTTTAGAAGATTGGCAAAAGAAAATAATTGGAGATTTATTTGGTTGGAAACAAGAAAATGGATTGAGGAAATATAGAACAGCCTTTATTGAAGTTCCAAGAAAGAATGGAAAGAGTACACTATGTGCTGCAATAGGATTGTATATGTTATTTGCAGATGATGAAAGAGGATCTGAAGTTTACTCAGCTGCAGGAGATAGAGCTCAAGCAGGTATTGTTTTTGAGATAGCAAAGCAAATGATTCTTAAGAATCCAGAATTAACTAAGCGCTCAAAGGTATTTAGAAACTCAATTACAAATGAAAGTAAAGGAAATTTTTATCAAGCTATTTCTTCCGACTCAAAAACCAAACATGGATTCAATGCTAACTGTATTATTTTTGATGAATTACATACTCAACCAAACAGAGATTTATGGGATACTTTAACAACCTCAACAGGATCAAGGAGGCAGCCTTTATGTATTGCAATAACAACAGCAGGATATGATAAAAATTCTATTTGTCATGAGGTATATAATTATTCTAAGCAAGTTCAAAATAAACTAATAGAAGATGATAGTTTTTATTCTTCTGTATTTGAAGCTGATATTGATGATGATATAACAGATGAAGAGGTATGGAAAAAAGCAAATCCAAACTATGGAATAAGTTTACGGAAAGAATATATGAGAAGAGAATCTCAAAGAGCTGTTGATGTTCCATCTTATCAAAATACTTTCAAAAGATTAATGCTTAATATTTGGACAGATTCTCAAACAGCTTGGATAGGTGCAAAGGAATGGGAACTTTGTGAAGGAGAAGTTGATTTACAAAAATTAAAGAATAAAGAAGTTTATCTCGGTTTGGATCTTGCCAGTACGAGGGATATTTCTGCCCTTGTTTTACTATTTAAAGAAGATGAAAAGTTTATTATAGTACCATACTTTTTTATTCCAGAAGAGAATGCAAAGAAAAGAAGTGAAAGAGATAAGGTAGATTATGTAACTTGGATAAGAGATGGCCATTGTATTGCAACTTCTGGAGATGTTGCTGATTACAATTTTATAAAACAAAAAATATTAGACTTAGGAAAAGAATATTTAATACAATCAGTTTGTTATGATAGATGGAACGCTTCTCAATTAGTTATTGATTTGCAAAACGAGGGTGTTCCAATGGAGCCATTTGGCCAAGGATTTGTTAGTATGAGTGCACCATCAAAACAATTAGAAGCTTTAATATTAGGAAAAGAAATTATTCATGATGGGAATCCAGTGTTAAAATGGATGATTGCAAATACTGTTATGGAAGAGGATGCGGCAGGAAATATAAAAGCATCAAAGAAAAAAAGCTCTGAAAAGATTGATGGAACAGTTGCTTTAGTTATGGCTCTTGGATGTTATATGACAGAGGGAGGTTACAATTCAATTTATGATGATAGAGGATTATTAATTTTATGATATATATATATTCAGCAGATGGATTTGTTAGAGAGTTTTGGGATAAGGCCAAAGAACATAAGACTTTAAAAGGAGCTTATGAGGCAGTAGAAAAAAACCACATTCAACTATTCGGGAAACGTAAATATTCTGATTATAATTCTTTCAGAGTTTGTAGAGATAGAAAAATAAAGGAAACAATGTTACGCAACAAAAGAACAAAATAAAGGTATAATTGCAAAAAATTATATAGTGGGAATACTGCAATCAATTCAAAACATCTTTACTACGCCTAAGAAAAAAGAACAAAGAAGTGTAAATTACACAATTCCTTTTGGACCTACAACTCAAGTTTCTCCAGACACTGCTTTAACTTTTTCAGCGGTTTGGGCTGCAATGAGATTACTTTCAGAAAGTATTTCAACCTTACCTGTTGGAGTTTTTAGAAGAGAAAACAATGGAGATAATGTTGAGGTTGTTTCTGATCTTTCTTTTTTAGTTAAATATCAGCCTAATACATATCAAAATAAAATAACTTTTTATGAAAAGATTATTATGGATATGTTATCAGATGGAAACTCCTATGTTCAAATTGTAAGAAATAGAAATGGAAGAGTTTTAGAATTACTACCATTGAATTATGCAGATGTAGAAACTTATACATTAGCAAATAAATTATATTATTCAGATGAGAAGTCTGGGGAAACTCATGATTCTGATAATATACTTCATTTTAAAATGATAACAGGCCCAGATGGAATAACAGGACTTTCTCCAATTGAACAATGTAAAAATGCAATTGGATGGGGTATGGATGTGCAGGAGTACAGTTCCACATTCTTCAAGAATGGAGGAAAATTGTCGGGTATATTGGAATCAGATAGAGCATTATCGGAACAGGCCATAGATAGATTAAGGAATAGCTTTAATAAAAATTATGGAACTTTAAGTGGTAGTAACCAAACGGCAGTGTTAGAAGAGGGATTAAAGTACAAAAGCATATCCGTAACTCCAGATCAAGCCCAGTTCCTGGCGTCCAGGCAGTTCTCAATCCAAGAAGTTGCACGTATTTTTGGACTTCCTCCACATTTATTAAAAGATTTATCTGCAAGTTCTTTTAATAATATAGAAATGCAATCTCAAGAATTTGTTTCTTATTCTTTAATGCCTTATATATCAAAGATAGAATTGGAAATGAGTCTTAAATTATTTAGAAGAAATGCTATTGGAAGAGAATATATTAAATTTAATGTAAACGGATTACTTAGAGGAAACGTAAAAGATAGAGCAGATTATTATAAAACTGCAATTACAAATGGATGGATGTCAATTAATGAAGTAAGACAAAAAGAAGATTTAAATAAAATAGATTCTGGAGATGAAAATTATCTTCAAATGAATATGACAACTATTAACAAAATAGGACAAGACGAAGATGCCAGCTGAAGAATGTAATAACGGATTGTGGAAGTGGGGAGAAACTGGAGAGTGCAAATATGAAACTCAAGAGGAAGCTGAAAAAGATAATGAAGATTATTACTTAGAAGAGAATCAAGAAAAAACAAAAATAAAAGTTTGGGATAAAAAATTTAATAACATAACTATGGAAAAAAGATTATTTAACATTGAAAACAGATTTGAAACAAAAGAAGATGGCCAAGAAGTGGTTGTTGGATATGGAAGTATATTTAATAGTAGATCCGAAAATCTCGGAAATTTCTATGAATACATTTCTCCAACTGCTATTAGTCAAGAAACTATTGAAAAATCAGACACAAGAGCCCTCATAAATCATGATCAAAATTTAATTTTAGCCCGACAAAGTGCGGGAACTTTAGATTTAACTGTGGATGAAAAAGGTTTAAGATATGAATTTTCTATTCCAGAAGGTTTATCTTATGGAAAAGACTTAGCTATTAATATGAAAAATGGGAATATAAACCAATCAAGTTTTGCTTTTACTGTAGCTGAAGATGAATGGAGTACAGATCAAGAAGGAAATGATATTAGAACAATAACTTCTATTGATAGATTATATGATGTTTCTCCAGTTACTTATCCTGCTTATAAAATGGCGGATTCTGATTTAGTGGTAGCGCAAAGAGGATTGGCAATGTATAAGGAAAAACAAGAAATAAAAGAAGAGGAAAACGATTTAGTGGCGCGTTCGTTGGCAAAACTAAAAATAGAATTAATAAAACGAACAAAATAATAATAATAAAAAATTTTTTAAAATGAAATCAAGTATTGAATTGAAAGAATTGAGAAATGATATTATTGCTTCTTTAGAAGTTATCAAAGAAACTGCTACAGCAGAAGAAAGAGATTTAACTTCAGAGGAGAATAATGAAATGGATTCACTTCTTAAAAATGCAGATAAATTATCTGTAAAAATTGAAAGAGCTGAAAGAGCTGAAGATGCTCTTAAAACTGCTGCAAGAGTTAGTGGTACAAAAATCGAAGCAAAAGAAGATAAAGAAATAAGAGATTATTCTTTTCAAGATGCTTTGTCACAAGCTGCAAACGGGCGCTTAGAGGGATTAATCAAGGAAATGGATCAAGAAGCGCGTAATGAGTCAAGATATACTGGCCAATCTTACAAAGGAATTGGAATACCTTCAAGTATATTAACAAGAGCTGCTGTTGGAACTTCTGCTGGAAATGCAACACAAGTTATGGCATGGACTGATCAATTGGAAGCAAACTTAGTAATGGCATCTGCTGGAGCTAATTTTTATTCTGGAGTAAACAACATGAAATTTCCAGTATTTTCATCTATAAATTCTGGATTTGTTGCTGAAACTGGTGGTTCTGCTCCTGCTGCTAATGGAACTGCTACATCATTAACTCTATCTCCAAAAAAATGTATTTCAATCGTAAACGTATCAGCTGAAGCTGTAACTCAAAATGCATCTATTGAATCTGCATTAAGAAGAAACATGGCACAATCAGTAGCTGCTACAATGGAATCTGCGTTTTTAAATAATGCTGATATAAGTAATGCGCCTACATCTTTATTTTTAGATGCTACATCTTCAGCAACATCTGTTATTTCTGTTGCTAACGTGGAGAAAATGGAAACTGATACTTTGGCTGCTGACGTTAATTTAGAAGGATCAAGAATGGCTTACATTATGAATCCAGCTGCTTATGCTGATGTAAAATCATTAGCTCAAGTTGCTTCTGTTTCATCATTATATGATAATGCTGATAAAAGATTAAATGGATATTACTCATTTATTACTTCTAACTTGAACGCTGGTGGAACTGCTTCAAAAACTGCTGCTTTATTCGGAGACTTCTCGAAAGTACATATAGCTCAATTTGGTGGTTTAGACGTTATTTATGACATTTACTCTGGCGCTGGTACTGGCGAGCCACGTTATGTACTTACATCTCTTGTAGATGCTGGTGCTGTACAATCTTCTACTTTCCATAAAAACTTAGAAGCGTAAGTTAGTATAATAATTAGAAAAGGGGCTGGTTTTGAAGCCAGCTCTTTTTTTTTAAAAATAATTTAAAATGTATAGAAGTTTAAAAGAAGTTACCTTATCAACTACCCCATTATTTACTACTGCTTTAGCTAAGGATTTTCTTAAAGTTGATACTACTGCTGATGACACTTTAATTGATAATTTAATTAAAGCAGCAACTGAATCTTGTCAAATTTATACTAATCAATATTTTTTAAATACTGTTGTAGAACAATATTCGGATAATTGGAGTGAAGTTTATACACTTTACAAAAGCCCTGTTTCATCAATTACTCATATTAAATATTATGATACTAATGATGCTGAACAAACTTTAGCTTCTTCTAATTACATTTTAGATAATGTTTCAAAACCTGCAAGAATTGGATTAGCAGTGGATGCAACCTTACCAAGTTTATCTGATAGAATAAACGCTGTTCATGTTAAATATACTGTTGGATATGGAACAGCTTCATCTGATGTTCCAGATGGAATAAAACAAGCTGTACTTTTAACTTTAGGAAATTGGTACGAAAACAGACAAACAGTAATAACAGGAAGAACAGCAACTGAACTTCCTTTGTCAAGTCAATATTTATTAGATCAGTATAAAATACAGGTATGTTAAGTATAGGACAGCTTGATAGAAGAATTGAAGTTACCTCTCCAACTTATACAACAGATAGATATGGAGCAGAAACAAAAGTTTATGCAATCGTTTACAGATTATGGGCGCATGTAGATTGGAAATCAAGCAGAAGAAAAGAAGAATCGCAAGAACAAGTTCAGGGAACGGATGTTGTTTTTTATATACGGAATTTAGGAGTTACAATTGAGGGAACTTATAGAATTGATTATGATTCTAAAACTTACATAATACATGGGATAAAACAAATAGATGGAAGAGAACAATTTTTAGAAATAGAAACAAAATTAAAAGATAATAATTAATGGGAGTTTCAGTAGAAGCAAGAGGTCTTAAAGAGATAGGTCAAATGTTTGATCAACTTCCAAACAGAGTGAAGAAAGATTTAATATGGGGAAGATTTTGGAAAAAAGTTACTCTTCCTTTATTAGATGCTGCAATACAAGAAGCTCCAGTTGCAGACAAAGATGTTGTATATCCTCCAGACAATAAACTGAAAATTGCAAGAGGAACATTAAAAAAATCTCTACAATTTTACAGAACAAGAGCTTCAAAACAAAAAGGAGTTCATGGAGCATATATTGGGCCAAGAGTTAAGGGAAAATTTAAGAAAAATATGGGAGGTTATTATGGAGCGTGGGTTGAATATGGACATAGAAAAAGAGGGGGAGGTATGACAACTCCAAACGATTTTATGCAAAGAGCTTGGAATCAAAAACATGGAGTAGTTTTAGCAGATGGATTTTCAGAAGCTGAAAAAATATATATTAAAGCAGTTCAAGCAGATTTAAGAAGAATGAAAAAATGGGGAAGAGCCGCATATTAAAATGGATATAGGAAAAGCAATATATAAAATTTTACATGATAACATTGCAGTTGAGTCAATGGTTGGAACAAGGATTGCTCCAAATGTAATGAAACAAACCTCTCCATTTCCTTTTATTATTTATGATGTTTCTACTGATACTCCAGAAGGCCAAAAAGATTCTGTTGCTTTATTAGATACGGCAACTGTTATGGTTTCAGCTTATTCTAAAACTTATGCAGAAGCTTCAAAACTTGCAAATTATATTAGAACTGCATTAGATAGGGTTAATGGAGTTTATAACGCTGTAAACATCCAAGCAATTGATTTTGATGGATATGATGATGTATTTGATGATATGAGTGGTTCTGATGGTATATATAGAAAATCATTAAATTTTAATATTAGAATTATAAATTCATTCAATAATATTTATTCTACTCATTTTGATGGAGTTGATGATTTTGTTTCTTTAGGAGTTACAGGAATGAGTTCAGTAAAAAATACAGGATCTATTTCTGCTTGGTTTAAATTAGAAACAACTTCTGCTAGTGGAGATATTATTAGGCTATATGAAGATGCAAATAATAATATTAGAATATTTTACCATAAATCAAGTGAAGAATTAAGACTAGCGTATAAAGCGGGAGGAACAACAACTTTAGCAATTCTAACTGATGCAATAGAGGGAGATACTTTGTTTCATCATGTTTCTGGAACATGGGATTCCAGTGGAAATGCAAAAATATATTTAGATGGTAGTTTAAAAGATACAACAGCAATTTCAGGAACATTTACTGGTAGTTTTACAACAGCGTCAATTGGTAATAATGCAGATGGTGGAAGTTATTGGTTAGGAAATATTGATGAGGTTACTTTGTTTAATAAAGAATTAAGTTCAACAGAAGTAACTTCTTTATATAATGATGGATTACCATTTAATCCTGTTCCTTTAACAAATTTAAAAGGTTACTGGAAAATGGGGGATGGAGGAATTGTTGGAGATCCAATTGCAACTTATCCAACAATACCAGATGAAACAGGAAATAATGATGGAACAATGACTAACATGACATCAACAGATTTTCAAGCTGATGTTCCAGAATAAAGATATGGAAAAAAAGTATGTTATAATAGAAAAAAGTTATGTTGATTCAGTTGATTTTCAAAAAGTAATTGAAACATCGGAAGCAACAGTAAGATATAATTTAGATGGAACCAAAACAATAATTAAATTTATTGGAGAAGTACCAGATTTTTTAAGTGGGGATAAAATATATTCTCATTCTGAAATAATAGAAACAATCAACAATCCAGATAATGGATGGATTGACACAAACGAATAAAAAATGGAAGAAAAATATTATGAGTATTATAATTCAGTTTCTAAAACTTATGAATTTGAATTAAAAAAAGAATACAACAGAAACGGTAAAATATTAAATTCTGGAGTTAAAATTCCAACTACTCCAGAGGGAATTGAATGGTTTTTAGATAATGGATATGGAGAACCACAAAAAAAGAAAGTAAAAAAAGAAACGAAAACAAAAAAAGCTCAAGAAGAGCAAAAATAAAATAAATATTAATATTATAAAATAAAAAAAATGGCAAATGGAATTTTAAATGGTACGGATTTAAAAGTGTATATTACTCCATCTGGAGGATCTGCAACTTTAATAGCGTACGCAACAAACGCAACAATAAATGTAAATCATAGCCCAAGATCGACCAGTAATAAGGAAGATGGTGGTTGGGAAAGTGCTATGGAAGGTTATCGAAACTGGGATGTTTCAGTAGATGCAATGTATGCTTGGTTAGATGCTTCTGGTAGTGCAATTGGAGGATTAACTCTTAGTGAATTATTTTCTACAATGATTACTACAAGAGTAACAACATCAGTTACTTTTGGTGTAACAACATCAACTGCTGGAGATACTAAATATACTGGAGATGTATGGATGACTTCTGCAAGTCTTTCTGCTCCTAATGAAGATTCAAGTACATTTAGTGCTTCTTTTCAAGGTACTGGAGCATTAACACAAACTGTTGCTTCATAGTAATTAAATTTAGAGCCAGCCCTTGCGTTTTCTTTTCTGGGTGCGGGGGTTGGTTTCTTTTAATATCAGAAAAGACAAAAACTTAGAAAATGAAATACGAAATTTTAGAAATTGGAGAACACAAAATGGCAGTTAGATTTGGTTTTAATGCATTAAGAAAATACAGTTTAATGACTGGTGCAACAATGAACGACTTAAATAAATTAGCATCTGGACAATTAACTTTTAATGATGCGTTCAGTTTAATTTATTGTGGAATTGAGGATGGTTATAGAGCATCAAAACAACCATTTAATTATTCCTTAGATGATATAACTGATATGTTTGACGGAAACATGGATTGCATGGAAAAAGCTTTTGAGATACTTGCAAGAGCAATGGGAGATGGTAACGAAAAAAAGCCGAAGGCCAAGAGAGTGAAGAAGAGCTAACTTGGCCAAAAATGGAACAAATAGCATTCGGGCAATTAGGAATGAATGTTGATGATTTTTATAATATGTTGCCAAGAGAGTTTTGGAACAAAGTTGATGGGTTTTATGAACTTGAAAACACGAGGCAAAGAAGTAATTGGGAGCGTACAAGATGGAGCACGTGTTTATTGTTAAATATTCAGCTTCCGAAAAATAAAAGTATCAAACCAACCGATTTAATTCGGTTTGAATGGGAAAAAGAAGCATCAAAAATAGATTTTGAAGAATTAAAAAGAAAAGCAGAGTATTTTAAAAAATTAGAAGAAAATGGCAAGTAAGGCAATAGGATTTTTAAATTTTAAATTTGGAGCTGATTTAAGTGGTTTTGAGAGAGCAATGAATAAAGCTCAAAAGAAACTCAATAAGTTTGGGAAAAATATAGCTAAGGCTGGTCAAAATTTATCAAGAAATTTAACTCTTCCAATTTTAGCTTTAGGAGCTGCGTCTATTAAAGCTTTTGATGAACAAGCAAAGGCAGAAACAAAATTACTCACTGCATTAAAAGGCAGGGAAGATGTTCAGCAAAGATTAATAAGCCAAGCAAAAGAACTTCAAAAAACAACTTTATTTGGAGATGAAGCTACTATCGCAGCTCAATCTATGTTAGCTATGATGGGATTAACAGAAGAAGAAATTGTAAAACTAATTCCATTAATTCAAGATTTTGCAACTGCAAAAGGAATGGATTTGGTTACAGCTGCTGATCTTGTAGCAAAGTCAATGGGAAGTTCAACTAATGCTTTATCAAGATATGGAATTGAAATAACTGGAGCGGTTGGATCAAGTGAGAGATTAGATACAGCAGTTAATCAATTAACAGAAAAATTTGAAGGACAAGCTGAAGCAGTTGCATTAATTGGGGCTGGGCCTTTAATCATGATGAAGAACCAGCTTGGAGATTTAGGAGAAGAACTTGGAGAGAGATTAATGCCTTATGTTCAAAAGTTTGTTGATTGGATGGTTGATTTAATCGGAAAATTTGATAGTCTTTCAGAATCAACAAAAGACAATATTGTTAAATGGGGATTAATATTAGCTGCAATAGGGCCAGTTCTTATAATTATCGGAAAAGTTTCAATGGGATTAGGTACTTTAGTTGGAGGATTCAAAAGTGTGGGAAAATATTTAGCTGCAAATCCATGGATTGCCGCCGCTGCTGCAATTGCTGCTGTTGGATATGCTATTTATGATACTTTTATTGCAACTAAAGAATTAACTACTGCTCAAGATGATTTAGATAGTATTTCAAAAACTGCACAATCATCAATAATGGATGAAAAGGTTGCTGTAGATTTACTCACAAAAGAACTTACTACTCAAGGATTAAGCTTAGAAGATAAGAAAATAGCCTTAGACAAACTTAAAAAAATATCTCCAGAATATTATGGAAGCTTAGAAATAGCTAAAGGAACAGTTGAGGGGCTGGATCAAGCAACTCAAGATTATACTGCATCAATTTTGAAACAAGCTAAGGCAGAAGCAATGAGGGAAAAATTGGTTGAATTAAATATTGAGTTGTTAGAATCTGAAGAAAAAATGCAGAAATTTTTAGCTACTACAGGTGGTTTTTTGGGTGCAGATTTAAAAGGTTCAGATATTGAGAAAAGGGCGCTTAAATCGTTAAAAGAAAGTAAGCAACATATACAAGATAGAATTGATGCTTTAAGTAAAGAATATTCCATAACAAAAAAAATAGGTGATTTAACAACAACACCAACAACAACAACAACAACAACAACACCAACAACAACAAAAGGAGAAACAGATAAATTGGTTGAAGCAACGGAAGCTCTTTCTTTAGTTCCTATAGATGTTAGTATATGGGATAAGTTATCAAAGATAAAAATGCCAGATGATTTGTTTAATACAGATCCAATGGATAAATACAGAGGGGCTTTAGGTATTTTAGGAGATGAAATAGCTGCTTTCGTTGGAGAAGATATAGAATCAATGGAGGAAGGACTTGCTTCCATGGTTGAAAGAATGGGAGATGAATTAGCTCAAGGAGCAGATTCATTCCAAGAATATGCTGATAATATTAAGGGTATGATTAAAGAAGTAATAGGAGCTTTAATTTCTCAAGGTGTAGCTGCTGCAGTAAGTAAAGCTTTAATTAGTGCTGGAATAGTTAATCCTTTTTTAATTCCTGTTATAGCTGGACTTGCTGCTGGTCTTGCAAGAACTGCTTTCAATTCATTAATACCTTCCTTTGCAGATGGAGGAATAATTTCAGGGCCAACAGTTGGATTGATGGGAGAATATGCAGGAGCATCTTCTAATCCAGAAGTTGTAGCACCTTTAGATAAACTTAAATCAATGATGGGAGGAGGAACTCAAAACATAGTTGTAGAGGGCGTATTAAGAGGAAGTGATATATATTTGTCAAATAAAAATACATCAGTAAAC